CTCTAACTGGTAATGCGTCAACAGTAACTAACGGTGTTTATACCACCGATACTGGCACAGTTACCAACGCTATGCTTGCTGGTTCGATTGCAAACAGCAAACTAACCAACAGCAGCATCACTTTAGCAGGCACTGCAGTTTCTCTAGGTGGTGCATTCACCGCAACTAATATGCTTGATGCAATTAAGACAGTCGATGGTGCAGGTTCAGGACTAGACGCCGATCTACTGGATGGCAACTCAAGCGCATATTTCCGCATTAATGTTTACAATGCAGCAGGGACTCTATTGAATTAATATGTCAACAGTCATTCAACTCAAGAGAAGCGAAACCACAGGAGCAATTCCCACAGCAGTTGATATTGCAGTTGGAGAACTTGCAGTAAACTTAGCAGATGGGGCGCTGTATTCTAAAAAAACTGATGGAAGTATCATTGAAGTCGGTGGATACAATCCAGAATTCTTTACAATTCCAGAAACAATCGATCTCGGTGACATCGCAGGAGTGAATCCTGCAGTGTATGACATGGGTACATTATAAATAGTCCCAAAGAGGACAAGATATGGCAATTTCTTCAAGGCAAGGTTTAATAGATTACTGTCTCCGCAGACTCGGATTTCCAGTAATCGAAATTAATGTAGACGATGATCAAGTAGAAGATCGTATCGATGACGCATTACAATATTTTCAAGAGTATCACTTCGACGGTGTCGAGAGACTCTACCTAACACACAAAGTTACAACCGCAGAACTAAAATTCTCAGGATTATCATCGCCATCGTTTGAAAACAACGAGATGTTAGTCGGTAACACCTCAGGTGCAACATGTATCTTATATACATTATCCGGAACTACCGCAAGAATAACCAACGTAAAGGGCGCATTTACAGCAGGTGAAACTGTAACTGGATCTACCTCGGGATTCAGTAGAGCACTCGCAGCAACTAATTTCTATACTGCAGGAGACATTCAAAACGGTTATCTTCCACTTCCAGATTCGGTAATTGGTGTTATCCGTGTTCTACCTGTCAATGGTCCAAGTTCTGGTATGAACAATCGCAACAACATGTTCGATCTTATCTATCAGTTCCGCTTAAATGACATGTATAACTTGCTCTCTGCTGACATGGTTTACTACACCCAAGTTCAACAGCATCTATCTATGCTTGATATGCTTCTGGTTGGCGATCGGTCATTCAAATACAATCGTAAAATGGACAAGATGTATATTGATATGAATTGGGAAGAAGTATTAAATCCTGATGATTTTATTGTCGTTGAATGCTATCGTATCCTAGACCCATCAACATATACACAAGTCTATGATGACATGTTCCTAAAACGTTATTCAACTGCATTGATCAAACGTCAATGGGGAGAGAACATGAAGAAGTTTGGTGGGATCCAACTTCCAGGAGGTGTCATTCTAAACGGTAAAGAGATCTACGAAGAAGCAGTCGAAGAAATCGCAACAATCGAAAACGAAATGCAATTAAAGTCAGAGTTGCCAATAGACTTCATGGTTGGATAAGACATGCCAACGAACTTCTACTTTCAATCTGGTAATACATCTGGAACCACAAACGAACAACGTTTGGTGGAAGATCTTGTCATTGAAAGTTTGAAGATCTACGGACATGACGTTTACTATTTACCAAGACAAACAGGCAATCTAGATGGAATACTCGGCGAGGATGCGCTTCAGTATTTTGATCAAGCATATCCACTTGAAATGTATCTCGAGAACGTCCAAGGATTCGAAGGTGAAGGCGAACTATTTACTAAGTTCGGGTTTGAGTTTAGATCTTCAGCAACATTCGTAGTTGCTAAGAGGCGTTGGGAAGAAGGTGTTGCTCAGAATGCAACTGTTCAACTACCCGATCGTCCAGCAGAAGGCGACCTACTTTACTTCTCGAAAACCAAAACATTTTTCGTAATCAAGTATGTCGACTTCTTGAATCCGTTTTACCAACTTGGTAAGATATACACGTTTAAACTGCAGTGTGATGTATTCGAATTCAGTTCGGAAAGAATCGATACTGGAATTGCAGAAATTGATTCAATTACGGACACATCAAGTCAAGACGTTTACAGATTCCAACTGTTAATGCAGTCAGGTGATTTGGTTCTAAACAATAGTGACGATTCAATTATCCTAGAGGTATATGCTACAGCAGATACTGATAAGCAAGCAGACAATGATGAATTCGAGGTAGAAGCAGAAGGCATTCTAGACTTCACGGCATTCAATCCATTCGGTGAGGTACAGAAAAGAGCATAATGTTTTTACGTCAACACTTCTATCACCAACACATTAGAAAAGCAATTATTGCTTTCGGCACAATCTTCAATCAGATCTCAGTTAAGAGATACAATTCTGATCAAGAAGTCGTGCAATCTGTTCGTGTTCCTTTAGCATATTCACCAAAAAATAAGTTTCTTGCTCGTATCGCAGAAGTTCCATCAACTACAACCCAAGCAGCAGCAATTATTCTGCCGCGAATGGGTTTCGAGATTACGGGATTACAATATAATCCTGCGAGAAAAATTAACTTGTTGACAAAGAACGTGGCAGTTGGTCAGGGTGACGACCCTAACGTACTGCGAACTCAATTCACCAGCACACCATATGATATGAATATTTCATTGTATGCAATGGCAAAGAATCAAGACGATGGTTTACAAATTATCGAACAAATAATTCCGTTCTTCAATCCTGACTTCTGTGTTACCGTATCCGATATTCCTTCAATGGGTATTAAGAGAGACCTTCAGATAATTCTCGATTCTATTAATTATGAGGATGATTATGCTGGCGACTACATGCAAAGACGTTCAATTGTTTGGACGCTAAACTTTACGCTTGGGTTGAATCTTTATGGTCCAGTCGAGCAGCAAGGAATTATCCGAACTGCGATTGCGAATACATATACAGATATTGAGCAACCAAATTATGAACAAAAATATCAAGTAACAACAAATCCAGATACTGCTGCGGTGACTGACGATTGGGATTATGTGGAGCAATTCGATGAATTCTATGAACAAGGGTAATTATCAAGATCTCGATGATCTTTTCGGAACCGAAACAACAAAGATCCCCGAAGAAACAATTGAAGTAATTGAGGTAGAAGTTCTCCCAGCGACCACAACTACATCCTCAGTTCCAGCAATTATAGAATCCACGGGTAATGATATCGAAGATGACTATAACAATGCAAGAAATAAACTCAATGAGTTGATTGGGACTAGTCAAAAAGCATTAGAGGGCATGTTAAATGTCGCTCTCGCAAGTGACAGTCCTCGTGCTTATGAAGTAGTCGGGCAGTTGATCAAAACAACTGGTGATACTGCGAAGGATCTATTGGATCTACAAGCAAAAAAGAAAAAAATTCTGCAGGATGATAACAAGAAAACTCAGCAAATCGACACGCAGAATAATATTATCTTTTCTGGTAGCACCCAGGATTTACTCAAGGCGTTGAAAGCAGAGAAAGCAAAAGTAATAGAACATGATAGTTGAGGAATCCTCGTATCACGGTAATATTAATTTAAAACCGATCGGATACAAACATAATTTTACTCCGGAGCAATTGACAGAACTCGCATTATGCGAGGAAGATCCAATTTACTTCATTGAAAATTATTGTATGATTGTTTCGCTGGACGAAGGTCTTATTCCATTCAAACTCTATGAATGTCAGAAGCGCAAAGTCCACCACATCCTAGACAATCGTAAAGCGATTCTCATGGAGGGTCGCCAGCAGGGTAAGACTATTACATCTGCTGCTTGTATCTTGTGGTATACACTGTTCCAAGATGCAAAAACTGTTGCTATTCTTGCGAACAAGACTTCTGCTGCTCGCGAAGTCATGAATCGTTATCAAGGTATGTTTGAGAACTTGCCTCTCTGGATGCAGCAAGGCGTTAAGACTTGGAACAAGGGTGACGTTGAATTAGAAAACGGATCCAAGGTATTTACTGCTGCTACGACTGCCTCTGGTATTCGTGGTAAGTCGGTTAACTGGTTGTATATCGACGAAGCAGCGATTATTCCAAACACGGTCGCCGAGCAGTTCTTCGCTTCAGTTTATCCTACAATTTCTGCTGGTCAAACTACAAAGATTCTATTGACTTCTACACCTCTGGGGTATAACCACTTCTGGAAATTCTGGAACGAAGCGGAAAAGGGTGTCAACGGATTTGAACCAATGTTCATTCCATACACTGAAATCCCAGGACGCGACGAAGCATGGGCAGAAGAGCAACTCAAGATGCTCGGGGAACTCAAGTTCAACCAAGAAGTTCTGTGTAATTTCCTTGGTTCGAGTAACACTCTGATCAACGCACATACTCTTGGAGCGATGAGTTCTATTGACCCTATATACATGAAAGATGGTCTAGATATCTTCGAAGATCCCATCCCAGAGCATACTTATGTTATGGGTGTTGATACGGCAAGAGGTATTGGTGGCGACTATTCTGCGTTCACTGTGCTTGACGCAACCTCTGTTCCCTATAAACTCGTCGCTAAATACCGCAATAATAAAATACCACCAATGCTTTATCCTAACATTGTAAATAAGGTGGCGAGAGATTTTAATAATGCATATGTGATGATTGAAATTAATGACATGGGTCAGCAAGTCGCTGATATTTTGCATTCAGAATTAGAATATGATAATATTTTAACAACGTCGAAGGATACGAATAAACAATATCTTTCTCCAGGTTTCGGTAGAGCAACCCAAATGGGTGTTCGAATGACTAAGCAAGTAAAAAGGCAAGGTTGTTTTACACTAAAATCCCTGATGGAAGAAAAGAAGTTACTGATTTTTGATGCGGATACCATCTCAGAATTCTCTACCTTTATTGAAAAGATGGGAACTTGGATGGCAGACGAAGGATATTTTGATGACTTGGTGATGAGTTTAGTACTGTTTGCTTGGGTAACCAGCAACACATATTTCACAGATCTGACAGATATTGATATTAGAAAGAAGTTATATGATGGTCAGATGAAACAGATAGAAGAAGAACTGACACCATTTGGTTTGATAGTAAATGGCACTGAAGAAGAGTTTTTTGTTGATAGTGGAGACCTATGGTCAGTCGATACTAAGACCGTTAAACGTGGTTGGATGTAAAGTAAGCATTTTATAAATAACCTTATAAGCAAAAAGACAGTGGTTTTTGTCAGTTTTTATATACAAGGAGAAGAAAATGGCATTTCAATTATCGCCAGGAGTCCTAGTTACTGAAAAGGATCTAACTAGCGTCGTACCAGCAGTCTCAAGTTCTGCTGGTGGGTACGCTGGTTACTTCCTCTGGGGACCTGTAAACGAAATTCAAACAATTTCGTCAGAAAACCAACTCGTTCGCGAGTTTGGTAAACCAACAAGCACAACAACAGTTCACTTCCACACTGCTGCTAACTTTCTTGGTTACGGCAACAACCTGCAACTAGTTCGCACAGTTGGCACAGCAGCAAGAAATGCTGTTTCAACAGGTACGGCAATTGCGATTAACAATCAAGATGTATATGATGCATCTTATGCTGCAGGCGAAGCAGCAGTAGGAACTTGGGCGGCCAAGTATCCAGGAGCTATTGGTAATTCTCTGAAGGTTGGTATTGCTGATGCTGCAACATTCGGTGAATGGTCATACGTTGCACAGTTTGATGGTGCTCCAGGAACCTCTGAATATGCAGCAAATTACAATTCATCTGGTGATGAAGTCCACGTAATTGTTGTCGATGAAGATGGCGCATTTACTGGTGTTGCTGGTACTGTTCTAGAAAAGTTCCCATTCGTTTCTAAGGCATCTGATGCTAAGAATTCTGATGGTTCTTCGAACTACTATAAGAACGTAATTAACGCACAATCAAAATATATTTGGTGGATGGATCACCCATCATCGATGACTGATTGGGGATCAACAGCAGCAGTTGCAGGCGCATTTGTCGGACTGAATGCACCAGAAAACGTTTCTCTCACAAGTGGTGTTGATGCTGCTCCATCTTCTGGTGACCTTCAAACAGGTTACGATCTGTTTGCTAACAAGGAACTTGTTGACGTTTCGCTTCTTCTGACTGGTGGACATGCTGTTGCTGTCGCTCAGCACGTGATCGACAACGTTGTCCTTGATCGTCTTGACTGTGTTGTTTTCCTTTCACCACCACTTGCAGCAGTTCAAAACAATGCTGGTGATGAAGCAGATGACATCGTAACATACAGAAATACAACTCTCGATCGTTCGACTTCATACGCTGTTATGGATTCAGGTTGGAAGGTTCAATACGACAAGTATAATGACACATATATCAATATTCCTTTGAATGCTGATACTGCAGGTCTATGCGCACGTACTGACAATACCAACGATCCATGGTGGTCGCCTGCTGGTTTCAATCGTGGCGCAATCAAGAACTGCGTGAAACTTCTGTATTCGCCAAACCAAACAGACCGCGATACTCTTTACAAGAATGGTGTCAACCCAGTTGTATCATTCCCAGGACAGGGTGTTGTTCTTTATGGTGACAAGACACTTCTTGCGAAACCATCGGCATTCGATCGTATCAATGTTCGTCGTCTGTTCATCGTTCTTGAGAAGGCAATCGCGACTGCTGCTAAGTTCCAGTTGTTCGAATTCAACGATGTCTTCACTCGTTCGCAGTTCAAGTCACTAGTTGAACCATTCCTCCGCGATGTTCGTGGTCGTCGTGGTATATATGACTTCCGTGTCGTTTGCGACGAATCAAATAACACTGGCGAAGTAATTGACCGTAATGAGTTTGTTGCAGATATCTACATCAAACCTGCTAAGTCAATCAACTTCATCTACCTAAACTTCATCGCAACACGTACCTCGGTATCGTTCGAAGAAGTTGGTGCCTAATAACCCGAATAAATAGAATTATAGGAGAAATCTAATATGGATATTTCAAAGTTTAAAGGGTTACTAGGTGCTGGTGGTGCAAGACCAAACCAATTCCGTGTATTACTCAACTGGCCTGGATATGTAACATCCGTTCCTGATAGAGAATATGCGCTGTTGGTAACTGGTGCTGCCCTTCCTGCATCAACAGTAAACCCAACTCTCGTTCAGTATCGCGGACGCGAAGTGAAACTCGCTGGTGAGCGTATCTTCGATCCGTGGACAGTAACAATCATCAATGACACTGAAATGTCGCTCCGTAAACCATTCGAAGAGTGGATGACAGGAATGAATGATCTGGAATTGAACACAGGTGTTCTTACACCAACTGAATATCAAGCAGATATTATCGTTCAGCATCTCGATCGTAATGATGAAGTTCTGATGGAATACACACTGTATAACTCATTCCCGATTAACATGTCGGAAATTGGTTTGCAATATGGTCAGAATGATGTAATCGAAGAGTTCACAGTAACATTCAATTACTCACACTACCTAACTAACACACTTTAAGAGTAATCTAATATTATGGAAATTTTTGGTTATAAGATTACACGATCTTCGGAGCCACCAACGGAAAAATCGTTCGTGGCTCCGACAGACGACGGTGGCACAGATGAAATTAAAGCAGGTGGTTACTACGGAACCTATCTAGATTTAGATGGGACTGCCAGCACAGAACAAGAACTGATTAGACGCTATCGTGACATTGCTGGAATGGCAGATGTCGACACAGCAATTGATGATATTGTTAATGACTCCATATCAAATCTTGATGACGAAGATCCAATTAGAATTAATCTGGATAACGTAGAGGTTTCTGCGGGCATCAAGAAAGATATCGAAAAAGAATTCGAAGAAATCTTAAGAATCTTAGATTTTAAACTAAGAGCGCACGATTACTTCCGTCGTTGGTATGTTGATGGGAGATTATTCTTTCACAAAGTTATCGACACAGCAAACCCAAAGCAGGGTCTAACTGATGTTCGATACATCGATCCACGGAAGATTAAAAAAGTTCGTGAGATCATCAAAGAAAAAGACACAAAGACTAATGTCGATTTCATCAAACGTATTGATGAGTATTTTCTCTTTAACGAGAAAGGTGTAGTACACCAAAAGTCAGCAAGCGCGAATGATTATTCAACCAGCGCGAATGCACTTAGAATCACAAAGGACGCTATCTGCCATGTTCCTTCTGGTCTTGTTGATCAGGATAAGAACGTGGGATTGTCGTATCTCCATAAAGCAATACGTCCAGCAAACCAACTCCGCATGATGGAAAACGCACTGGTGATTTATCGTATCACTCGTGCTCCTGAGCGTCGAGTATTTTATGTTGACGTTGGTAACCTACCTAAGATTAAAGCGGAACAATACCTCAAGGGTATTATGAACCAGTATCGTAACAAGATTGTTTACGATTCAAACACTGGTGAAATCCGTGACGATAAGAAATTCATGTCAATGCTTGAAGACTTCTGGTTGCCTCGCCGCGAAGGTGGTAGAGGAACACAGATCGAAACACTTCCTGGAGGGGAAAACCTTGGGCAGATCCAAGACGTTGAATACTTCCAAAAGAAACTATATCAAGCATTGAATGTTCCAATCTCGAGACAGCAACAGCAATCAGGTTTAAACTTTGGTCGTGCTGCTGAGATTAATCGTGACGAATGGAAGTTTACAAAGTTTATTGCTAGACTTCGTCGTCGCTTCTCGTTAATTTTTGATGACCTCCTAAAGACACAGTTGATTCTCAAGGGAATCATAACTGAAGCAGACTGGGAAGCAATCAAATATAAGATTCAATACAACTATGCAACTGATGCATATTACACAGAATCAAAAGAACAGCAAATCCTTCAGTCTCGTATCGAGATTCTGAATGGAATGGCGAATTATATTGGTTCGCTCTACAGCAAGGAATATGTCCAAAAGAATATTCTGAAACTTACTGATGATGAGATAGCAGAAATCGAAGCAGCGAATGAAGCAAATCCACCAGAAGTTCCACCTGCAGAAGAGCAACCGCCACAACCAGAACAAACTGAACAAGGATAATTATTATGGAAAACAATGTAGCAGATTTAATAAATAGCATTGAAAGCGGTACTCTTGCCGATGCAGAACAAGTATTTAATGATATTATGGACATTAAAGCGGGAACTGCATTAGATGCATACAGACAGCAGATTGCCATGAACGTTTTTAATGGTCAAGAATCAGAACCTGAAGAAGAATCTGATACTGACACCCAAGACGAATCAGATGAAGACTTTACGGGAGAAGAAGATGCTGAAGTTTAAAGATTTAATGGAAAGAATCAATGAAACTCGCTCATTGAATCTTGAAGAAGTTGAGCAGACCGACGAAGCACTAAAGGGTAATCAACATAAGATTGATGCCAATAAGAATGGTAAGGTTGACGGACACGATTTCAAGATTTTGCGTAATGCAAAGAAAGCAAGATACCAGTAAGGAATAACAGATGGCGACTAAAGCAGTTCTCAAACTAACACAGGTTCATGGTGTTGTAAAGGTGCGTGGTACTGGGTCAGCCACAATTGCACTTGCTACGGACTTGAAGAAAGCATCAGAAACCCAGTCTTCACCAAAGGCAAATATTCGCACTCTTCATTGGGCACTATCGGTAGGTTCTACTGCTACTATTACTAGAAATAGTGTTGTCCTATACTATCTTTCTGGTTCAGGAAAGATGGAATTTATGGGATGGTCAGACAATGAAGAAAATGGATCCGACGTTGTTGTCGATTTCTCATCGGGCACTGGATCTGTAGTTCTGGAACTCGCTAAGATCTCTGGTTATGGTCCGCAGCAACATCAAGACCAAGGAGATCTAGGATAATGAAACTTATTACTGAAGTCGTTGAAGACGTAAACCTATTAGTCGAAGAAACAAACGGCAAGAAAACACACTTCATTGAAGGTGTGTTTCTACAATCCAATTTGGCAAACCGAAATGGTCGTGTTTATCCAAAAGAGATTATGTCAAAAGAAGTTGAAAGATATAATGAAAGTTATGTCAAATCAAATCGTGCTCTTGGCGAACTCGGTCACCCAGATGGTCCATCGATCAATCTAGATCGTGTTTCTCACATGATCGTTTCTCTCAGAGAAGACGGTGATAATTATATTGGTAAAGCAAAACTCATGGATACTCCAATGGGTAATATTGCTAAAGGTCTTATCGAAGGTGGTGCTAAACTTGGTGTTTCATCCCGTGGTATGGGTACATTGAAAGCAAACAAAGACGGTATCAATGAAGTCCAGGACGACTTCTATCTTGCCACTGCTGCTGACATTGTGGCAGATCCTTCTGCTCCTGACGCATTCGTCCAGGGCATTATGGAAAATAAAGAATGGGTTGTGGTTAATGGTGTATGGACTGAGCAAGCATGCGACATGTCTAAGAAGTTGATCAAGAAAGCATCCAGAAAAGAATTGGAAGAAGCGAAGTTGAGAGTATTTGAATCTTTCTTAAATCGTATCTCCCGTAAAACAAAAGTTTTATAAATATTATATAATCTCGAATTCTAGGAGAAGCAAATGAATGTAGAAAACAAGATCAGAGAGTTGCTTAATAAAAAGCAACTATCCGAGGAAAATGCTGGTCCAATGGGCGCAGCAAAGGGTAAGGATACATCAATTCCAGCGAAAACTGCAGGCGATACAAAAAATCCTCGCCAAGGTTCTTCGGAAGATGCAACCATTTCAAGCGAACGTGATCAGGAAACTGATAATCCAGGTGCTAAAGAAGCAGCACCAATCGCTGACAACAAGAGCAAGATTTCGCAATCAGGCGCTGGCGCTGCACCAAACTTCAGCACTGTTGCTGATCCAACATCAGTTGTAAATCAAGCATCGTCAAAGGGTAATGTTCACCAAGAAGAATTCGACCCAGAAGATGACGCAGATCTAGACGATGCTGAAGATGCAGATCTAGAAGATGACGCAGATCTAGATCTTGAAGAAGATTTTGCTGCCGATCTAGCAACTCTTTTTGATGGCAATGAAAATCTAACAGAAGATTTCCGTAGCAAGGCATCATCGCTCTTTGAAGCAATGGTTGTTGCTCGTGTAAGTAACGAAGTAGGACTCATCGAAGACCGTCTGGTTTCAGAAGCCGCTGAGTTAATGGAAGAATATAAGTCGGAACTCGTAGAGAAGGTTGATTCTTATCTCGGTTACGTAATTGAAAATTGGATTCAAGAAAATCAACTAGCAGTGGAAAACGGTCTCCGTACTGACATTGCTGAAGATTTCATTGAAGGTCTAAAGACACTTTTCGCAGAGCATTATGTTGATGTCCCAGAAGACAAATACGATGTTCTAGGTGAAATGCAATCACAGATTGAAGAAATTTCTTCGAAACTGGATGAAGCAATCGCTGCTAATGTAGAACTACACAATGCTAATATCGAACTCAACAAAGAAAGTGTTCTTTCTGTCGTTGCAGAAGGTTTAGCAAAAACAGACGCTGAGAAATTCAAGTCGTTGGTCGCTGATGTAGAATTCGAGAATGCAGATATCTTTGAAGAAAAACTGAATGTCATCAAGGAAAATTATTTCCCTAAGACTAGAACTCTTTCAGAAGAGAAGTTTGACGATGGAGTTGAAAATGACTTCAGCGAATCATCAACGGTAAGTCAGTATATCAAGGCACTTGACGTACTTTCTGCTAAAAATTAATTTTATATAAATAAATCTATTGAACACCTAAAAGGGGAAAACTAAATGTTTCTTTCAGAGCAACTAACAAAAAAGTGGGAACCAGTTCTCAACCATGACGGACTTGGCCAGATCTCAGACAAATACAAGCGTGCAGTTACTGCTGTAGTTCTTGAAAACCAAGAGAAGGCACTTCGTGAAGAGCGTACTGCTCTTTTCGAAACTCCAGCAAACAACATCGCTGGTACTGGTGATAGCAACATCGATCGCTACGATCCAATCCTAATCTCGCTCGTTCGTCGTGCGTTGCCAAACCTAATGGCATACGACGTTGCTGGCGTTCAACCTATGACTGGTCCAACTGGTCTTATCTTCGCGATGAAGTCGAAGTATTCGACACAGGCAGGAGCAGAAGCACTCTTCAACGAAGCAGATACAGACTTCTCTGGTGCGGCATCGCCTGCACACGATGGTTCGAACCCAGTTGATGGTACTTACACCACTGGTCTTGGTATCGCAACAGTAGACGCTGAGCAACTTGGCGAAACTGGTGGAACTGACTTCAACGAAATGGCATTCTCGATCGAGAAAACAACTGTAACTGCTAAGACACGTGCGCTAAAGGCAGAATACACAGTAGAACTCGCTCAAGATCTCAAGGCAATTCACGGTCTTGACGCTGAAGGCGAACTTTCCAACATCCTTTCACAAGAAATTCTTGCTGAAATCAACCGCGAAGTTATCCGTACGATCTACAAGGTTGCTAAGACAGGTGCTGCTTCGACTGCAACTGCTGGTACTTTCGATCTTGACGTTGACTCAAACGGTCGTTGGTCGGTTGAGCGTTTCAAGGGTCTTCTGTTCAACATCGAACGTGACGCTAACGTAATCGCTCAAGACACCCGTCGTGGTAAGGGTAACTTCATTATCTGTTCGTCAGACGTTGCTGCTGCTCTTGCAATGGCAGGTATGCTTGACACAGGTGGTGCACTTAATGGTTCGCCAACTCTTCAAGTTGATGACACAGGCAATACCTTCGTTGGTACGCTGAACGGTCGTTACAAGGTATTCGTTGATCCTTACTCAGCAAACACTGGCGCTGCATCGCAGTTCTATGTTGTTGGTTATAAGGGTGCTAATGCTTATGACGCTGGTATCTTCTATTGCCCATACGTTCCACTACAAATGGTTCGTGCTATCGACCCTAACACCTTCCAACCAAAAATTGGTTTCAAGACTCGTTACGGCATGATCGCTAACCCATTCGTAACTCAGTCGAACGGTACAACTGACGGTGATACATTCACTGCCAACCGCAACCAATACTATCGTCGCGTTAAGGTTACTAACCTTATGTAATCGATACCTCTCCGTTAGAGAGAGGGTTGCTAAGAAACTGGGGGGAGCAGAAATGCTCTCCCCATTTTCATTATAAATAGTATGAAACAAATGAGGGTAACATGGTATTAAAAACATCACTTGGTGTAACAGAAGCGAACTGGGTTAATCAACAACCCAGTGATCTCGATTATCTGAAACCAAATGGATTTAAATTCCAGATTCACAATCTACCAAACGTTTCGTATTTCTGTCAGGCAGCAAATATTCCAGCGATACAACTTGGTTCGCCTACATTCCAAACACCATTGTCAGATATTCCAGTTCCAGGCGATAAACTAGCATACGGCGATCTGGTGATCAGGTTTCTTGTTCAAGAAAATATGAGCAACTACATCGAATTGTATAATTGGTTAATCGGTCTTGGGTTCCCAACAGATCGTCAGCAATACAAAGATTGGAACGAGGGTCAAAGATACAGATTCCCAGCAGTTTCTGATAAAAGACTTGGCGCACTAGGTAACTTCTCTGATGCAGACTTCTTTATTCTCGACTCTGATAATAATCCAAACGTAAAGATCTCATACTATGATGTGTTTCCCGTGAGTCTAGAGGGTCTTGACTTTGACATCAGTACTGGTAGAGCAGACTTCCTACAAGGTATCGCCGCATTTAAATATCGACATTATGAAATTACACCACTTTAAGTATTGACTTTCGCGCAATTTTATAGTATGATTATATTATTTTTCTATTGAGGGCATTATGAAACTATCTGAAATCCAAGAGTCATGGTCTAATGACTGTAAGATCGACCAATTAAATCTTGGTCCGGAATCAACTAAGACACCAGAGTTGCATTCCAAGTATCTTAACATACTATCAAATTCCAAACTGCAGTTGCGCAAGGCAGAGGCAGATTATTATCGCTTGCGCAGAACTAAGATGCGGTATTATCGCGGAGAACTTACACGCGAAGAACTAGAAGAACATGGATGGAATCAATACCAAGGTCTCAAACCACTAAAGAATGAGATGGATGATGTTCTTCAATGTGATGAAGAGATGATCAAACAGCAAGATAAGATTGATTATATCAAAGCAGTCCTATACCAATTAGAGCAGATTCTGCGGTCACTAAATAGTAGGACATGGGATATTAAGTCCGCGATTGAGTGGACCAAGTTTACAAATGGATTAATGTGACCGATCTAACCATCACTAAAAAAGATGAAGTGTATCTGAATGTGGAATGCGACCCTAGCATTGCACAGGAACTCAACGACTACTTTACGTTTGATGTTCCAGGAGCAAAATTCATGCCGACCTATCGTGCAAAGATATGGGACGGTAAAGCACGTTTGTTCAACATGTGGACTAAAGAACTTTACGTGGGTCTTCTTCCATATCTAAGAGAATTTTGCCAGCGTAATGATTATGAGATGGACGTTCAGATCGAACGTATCGGCGATCCAATAACCTACGAAGAACTGGTTGAATATGCTGACTCGTTGAATCTTCACTCGCAGGGTCAACCGATCGAGGCGAGAGACTACCAGTTAGATGCTGTCAAGTATGCGATTCGCATCGGCAGAACTCTGCTACTGTCACCAACTGCATCTGGTAAGTCATTGATCATATATCTGCTAATGCGTTACCACCAGAAGTTTGGGCGCAAGCAATTGATTATCGTTCCAACAACTTCCCTAGTTGAACAAATGTATAAGGACTTCCAAGATTATGCCTCGGAAACAGACTGGAAAGCAAGTTATAATTGCGCGAGAATCTATTCAGGGTTCGAGAAGTCGAATGAGTATCCCATT